CTGTGTTTAGTTGTGTAATACCATCAGTTACAGTTGTTGATGTAGTCAATGTAACTGCATTACTAACAAGATTGCCAAGAGAGTTGGTTCCCATAGAAATGACATTGCCTAATACTCCAACAATGGCATTGCCAGCGATCCAGGATACATTTCCAGATCCATCAGTGGCAAGCACATAATCTGCAGATCCGCCAGTAATTTTAATGTTTGCACTGGATCCTAAGTTAAGTACACCAGATGCTGCCGAGATGGCATTGGCTGACAGGGTCACGCCATTACCAGTGACATTACCAGTTGCAATTAATCCACCAGTTGCAGTCAATAACCCAGACGTTTGCAAATTACCAACAGTGGCGTTTCCGCTTACGTTAAGAGTTGTAGAAATGGCAGCATTGCCAGCAACGGTCAATGTGGCTGTGGTTGAACTAGTGTTTACGCCAAGGCGAGTGTTGACAACGTCTACAAAAAATAAGTTGCCTTGAATGGCCAGGTTGGCGCCACGAACTAAATTGTCCTGTAAAATATTACCGGAAATACGATTAATAGCCATCTAATACCTTTGCTTGGATATTTATGACTAGGTAGAGCTGTGTATTACTGAGATTGGCTCACCGCTTGGTGGGGCTGATGTAAATGTAATATCGTAGCCACCGTTAACAGTGTAAGCTGAAGTAGAATCTTGATAAATTGATCCCACAAAAACCATAATTTGAGCTGCTGAGCTTTCTTGTATAGACATTGTAAATTGTACAGTACTGCCGTCACCGGTAAAGCTATCAATTGTATAACTGAGAGCACCAGATGACGCCAAGGGTAAATACTCCGTACCATTAAAAAATTCAATATTTGCTAAATCAGTGTTGTAACGAATAAGACCAAAACTAGGTGCTAATGGTCGCACTGCTGAACTACCAGCTGGTAACACAACTCCCGATGATCCCGACTGTAATTGTCGGTTTTTAACGTAGTAGCCCATTAGATTGTTGTGTAACTAGTAACTGCACCAATTGCAGAATTAGCACTGGCGTTGACCTGAACTGTGTCGCCATTGCCAAGTAACAATTTTTCTGCGCCAGAATACAATTGATAGGTGTCAAGTGTATTAATTTGAATACTTGCCAATATTGTATTAACACTGTTGGCTGTTTCCCCACTGGGCACTACGTGCACATTGGCAGTGACATTACTAACTCCGTAGTTAGCAAGACTTAGCCAAGTTATAGCGGTGTTCCCTGAACTTGTGTATATTGGACTAGTAGTTGTTGAGACATTAGATGTTGCAATTGTCATCTTGATTCCTTAAAATATTATTGAAAAAACTATGGCGGCGCTTTTGCTGACCAGCTCGTCATCGACTGTGGGGCTTATAACATACAACCCAGTGCCGCCCGAGCCCTGTGCCTTACTGTAGACTGTCACTGAATTTGCTAAAGCTGCCGGGGTTGTTCCAATATTACCAAACAGTTGAGATCCACGAATTCTTAATTGACTATTGGCCAAATCATATGTCAGCGATGCATTGCCACCAAACACATTACCTGAATCATGAAATTGAATGCTGGCGTTGGGGCCAGCAACTGATCCAGCAACTGAGGTACCAATAGCTTGATACGCTGTAAGTGGTGCCCCGTTACTGTCAACTGCTGGAGAGATTTCCCATTCTAATGTAGAATTATTAAATCTCAATCCAGCATAGGTAGAATTAGATGTTTGAGTTACCAAACCCTGTTGTTGGTACGTTGCGGTACCTATTGTACCAGTGTTGTTGGCAGCAACTGTGATAAACGGATCCCCTACCTCAAGCTTGGTTACATCAATGTAGGTAAGATTTCCTTGAACTGATAAGTTTCCAGTAACGTTTACAGTATGCGTGGTGATATTAACATTGTCGCCGTCAGAGGGGTTTAAGCTAATGATATTGTAATCGCCGGTGATTCTCTTGGTGGTAGACATTTATAAATCCTTTCCAGTATTTATTCGTTGTAGGAAGGTTGCAAGCGGCAAATGTTTCAAGTTTGGCAAATTATTAAGCTCTTGTATATCTGCTGTGGTTTCGCCCTTGACCCGAATAAATTGTTGCTTTGGGAAGTCTTGCACCACTTGTACCAGTTGTTTTATCCAGTTACCAGTGTAGGTTGGGTGTGCTCCAGTTGTTTTGTAAAACTCAGTATCAGCGTAGAGATTGTTAAATTTGCCATCCGTGTCTGGGCCCATGTCAAATCCCAACAAATAAATCACAGGCTGGCGATCTTCTGCGGCAATTGCAGTAGCAATGGGGCCAGAACTAAACCCAAAATACTTTTTTGGAACTACCTGTGCACCCAACCCTGGCAATGGACGTCGAGTATAAAATCTGTTGTTGGTGCTGTAACCCGACTGTTGAATTGCCTGAGCAATTGGTTTATCTGTTGCCACCAAGGCTGTGACTGTGTGATTACGATATAATCCGTTGCACCCATAGACAGGACCCAATTTCAACAGTTGATCTATTGATATTGAGTTTCTACTTACTCCGTTGCCTAACACAAATGCTGTCATAAAAAACCTCCCTAGTATGTACCAGGAAGGTTGCAGGCTAGTGTAATTTTGATTAGCTTGTGTAGTTTTCTACAATAGCCAACGGTACTGTTGTGCCAGTGGTGCCAGATTTGATTTCTGTTCCCTCATCTGTGAAGAAGTTGGTTAGATATCGCACAGGTGGAGTTGAATAGTCTTGCGCATACTTGTTGGTGAGCTTGCTGATTAAAATGTCAGTGCTGTCACCATTAAACATTGCAATGTTCATGTTACCTGAAGTTAATGATGCTGTGGCCTCGTTGGCCAATGTGCATACTCCAACCAGGAATGCAGTCCCGGTGCCTGATCCAGCAGCAGTGGCTGTAAATATATCACCGGCACCAGGTGTGGATTTTGATGCACCGCATTGAGTCCAGTTGGTTGAGCCCACGGTTGCAATAATATAACTATTGCCCACAACTAAATCTTCGTCGGCTACTGCCACATTGGCAGCTACCAAATATTTGGTGGCTCCTTTTTGTGTGATAATAAATCCAGCTCGTTCTTCTGAATCTTCGGCAATATAAACTTGCACACGTACCACGGGGTTGGTACTGGTAGCTACACTACTGCCACCGATTGCATTTGCTCCGCCAACTACACCTAAAAACTGTGTGGTATTAAGAGTTGCCGGATACACTGGGTTTTCTAGCTGATCAAAGCTGTTGAAACCAATATCTTTGGTTGTTGTTTTTTTAATTTTTAGAGGACGACCCATTTTGTTTTCTCCTTAAAGAAGTCCGATGCGGGTTCTAGCCGCTACGCTGTTGGGTTTAATCATCAGCATAAAACACAGAATTGCGTTGACATGTATTTATTGTCAAACAAATATTTTGCCGCACAGTAAAGTCTGTAAATATTAGCATGACTGCAAACGAACTAATAGACCAAGGCAACGAACTACGCGGATTACGCCAACCCGAACAAGCACTTGCTTGTTATGCACAAGCATTTACCCTGGATCGAAAAAATCCAGCGGCATTCAACAACTATGGCAATGTATTGCGCGAAGTTGGAGACCCCGAAGGCGCAATTCCTTTTTTAGAATATGCTGTTAAACTAGCACCAACTTATGTCACAGCGCAATTTAATTTGGCTATAGCAAATTTACTCAGTGGCAACTTGCAACGTGGTTGGCAACTCTATGAAAGTCGATGGAACTACGAGCATTTAGCAGGAACTTTACCTAAATTTACTCAGCCACAGTGGCGTGGTGAAGATCTCAAAGGCAAAACTATTTTAGTTGTTGGCGAACAAGGGCACGGTGACAATGTACAATTTGTAAGATTTATTTTTAATTTACATGCTGCCGGTGCGACAGTGAAATTACAAGTCACTGAACCATTGATTCCATTGTTGAATCAATCTAATCTGTTGAGTTGGGTAGGAGGATATGATGAGGATCCTGGCGAGTTTGATTATTGGGTTCCTATTATGAGCTTGCCTGGTCGACTGGGAATAACATTAGAAACCCTGCCAAAGATACTGGGTTATCTTGGAGCCGAGGCTGGCCGAGTGGCCGAGTGGGCAAAGATATTAGGTGCAAAGAAAAAAATTCGAGTGGGATTTGGGTGGAGTGGACGCAGAGACTCCTGGTTGAATGGTCACAAAGGCATGCCGTTTGAATACATACTAAAATTAATTGAACAGCATCCTGAACATGAATGGATAAATTTACAAGCTGATGCAACTGACGAAGAGACCACCAAGTTAGTTGCTGCCGGAGTACAAGTATATCCTGGGTCAACCAAAAACTTTGCCGACACGGCTGCGTTAATGCATCATTTAGATTTGGTAATTTCAGTTGATACTGTAACTGCGCATCTAGCAGGTGCACTATCTAAGCCGGTATGGATTATGCTGAACAACTATGCAGTTGATTGGAGATGGTTAATAGACAAAAACACCACCAGGTGGTATCCATCAGCAGTGTTGTTCAGACAAGATAGCATGGATAACTGGGATTCAGTGTTAACCAAACTTAATCAACATCTTCGACTTTACAAAATTTAAAGTATTTCCCAACTCATGCTGTAAGTGTAAGCAAATACTGGAGAGGTTACAGTATTGCTTTGAAATTCATTGTTGCTGTTTTTGCTAGATGTAGCTTCAGTGACACGACAAAAAAATTCATGCCCCGAAAACGTATCTATTGCGCCTCCAGTGACGTCTGCACCTTGAATTGTATATGTTGCGTAAGTTGTATTGTAAGATAACAAATTGGGCTTTGATATTCTACTGCCCAGATCAGTCTCAGTTAATCCATCATAGATTACACCAAAGCTGTTATAGCTGTTGCTATTTTGTTGACGAGTAACCTGCCATTGTCCCTGTATTTGAATTCGACATTGAGTTGCTGGATATGTTATTAATGTGTCTGGATCTGTGTAGCTTTGTAAAGTGTTGCCAATTACTGGAATAGTCCAGTTTGTTGCTGACAAACTTAATAGTCCTCCACTCAGTGGTTTAACTTGTGCACCTGGTGATCCATAATCAAATTCACCGTTATATGCTGTGTCTGGCCAACCAAGGCTTAATCCAAAAGTAATTCTATCATTATAACCTTGTTGACTAAATCGCCAACGACCCTGGGCATTGATGTTAAGTCCAGTTGATGCAGTTAACTGCGCCGAACCAGAGTATCCTGGTGGAGTATAAAATGTATTGGGCATAATGTATTTAATCCAACAAAAAACCCGCCGAAGCGGGTTCTTGTTTGGTACAATCTCTGATTAAGAGAAAGACAAGTTAGATACAGCGATCTCACCAACATAGTCACCGGCGTTACCGAATGAAGATGCAGTGTTTGTCAACTCAATGTAACCATAACGAGTCATAAATGACACGACTGGTTCAAATGTAGTTGGATCAAGTACAACACCACTGCTCATCAAAGGAATGTATGGGCAGTAGAAAGCGGCTGCGTCAGCTTCGCTTGAACCTTTGTAACCAACCAACACAGGTGTTGAGTCAGATGCATAAGAGTCAACGAACACACGCATAGCGCCGTTCAATGTACCAACAAACTTGGTGTTTGTAGGAGCTTCAAATGTACCTTCTGTAGTACGTGCAAATGCGCTAGTTGTAGCAGATTGCAATACTGTCAAAGATGCTGGAGAAACAACAGCCCAGTTACCTGCGCCACGACGTGTGCGTTGAGCGATCAAGTTAGCAACACGGTTAACTAGAACTGCCAATGCGGCATGCTCGTCACCAACGAATGTAGCTGTACCTGAAACGGTAGCCTGGTTGTATGTGAACTCAGTCTGAGCCAATGAGCGCAAGCTCAATAGGATCTCTTGGTCAATTTCAGCAGTAATTTCTTGTGCCAAAGCAGCCATAATTTCTGCTTCAACGTCGATACCATGCATGGCTTGTGCGTCTTGAGCAGCTTCAAAAGTCCAACGAGCTTGCAATTTGCGAGTCTTGGCTTCAACAGCTTGTTTCAAGATCTGTACAGAGATCTGACGACCACCGTTACCTTCCATGGTAGCAGTTGGCGAACCAGCGTAACCTTGGGCGGCAGTTTGTGTAGTGGCAGCGTTATCAGCACCGCGAGCGCCAGCAGAGTATGCAACAGCGATCTTGAATGGTGACAATGCTTCTTCACCAGCAACTACAGAAGTAGCGGCTGCTGTTTGGTCTGTCATTGTAGATGCATAACGCACACGTAGAGTGTGAATCTGACCTACAGGACCTGTCATGGGCTGTACACCAACAATTTCGTTGGCAATAACAGTTGGCATAACACGTCGAATCACCGGCAGAATAACACGATTCAGCGTAGCGATATTACCAGAAACAGTAGAACCAGCGCTGGCATTCTCTTTCAGGTACTTGCGAGTGTTTTCTAAGATAACACTCATTGAGTTGCGACGATTGCCTTTGAGGCCTTCCATAAGGGCTTCTTTGGTCTCGTCCCAACGGCTTTCTAATAGTTCTTGTGACATTTATGTCCCCTTTTCTTTCTATTATAGACCAGCCAGGCGCTTGAGATCAATCACATTACTGCGATCTTCTACTTGTTGCGCGGCTGGCACGGTTTTATCACCAGTTACTTCGCGTACACTTTCACTAATTACCTTGTGGGCTTTTGGTGCTGTGTCAGCTAATACTGCTGGTAAGTACTTTTCGTAGGCGCCTTTTAGACGAGATGTCTGTACGCTTTCTAAAAGATTTTTCATGACCGAACGCTTTTGCTCATTAAGAGGTCCAAGCAATTCTTCCATTACGTTTGCACGTACATTGGATTCTTTAATCATATTAATTTCACGCTCTTTAGATTCTACTAAGGTTTTGGCCTTTTGTACAATCTTTGTAGCTTCACTTAACTGCTTATTTTTTTGCGTAATAGCTTGGTTAAGCTTGCGGACTTCGGCATTCTCATTGAGGTGAGTATTACCAAATTCAGCGGCATACGCTTCAAAAATACGTCGACCAAAATTGTTCTCGCGAGCAATTTTAATGTCTTCGTGCAATTGAGTAAGTTCTTGCTTGAGATGCTGGCTTACAGCCTTGCTCATTTTTCCAGCACTTTCCTTTATGAAACGTGCTTTCAAACTCTCGAGTTTATTACGTGCTTCGCTGACTAGACGAACTTTGGTTTCCACCAAGTCTTTCTTGTCTTGTGCAAATTCTGTAATTTCTTCGGCAAGTGCTTGCACCACAAATTTTTCTAGTTTTGCTAGACCTTCGTTGTGTTGCTTGCGGTCTTTGCGTAGTTCGCCAATTTCTTCAGCTAATTTAGCTACCATAAAGTTGTTAAACTTTGTTGTATCTTCTTTAATCTTAGCCTGGAATTTAACGCGATCTTCAACCAGTGACTTCTTTTCGGCTGCCACTGCTTGGATCTCTGCGGTGAGACCTTCTGTTACCATGCGATCTAGAGCTTCTACCATGTTGTTTTTGTCATGCTCATAGCGATGTGCAAACTCTTCGCGGAGTTCTGCACGGACCTGTTCGCGAGCCTCAGTCATCTTGGTTTCCCAAGCTTCTGAAATCGCAGTGCGAGTTTCCTCGTTGATCAGGTCGCTATCTAGCAATGGTTTGATTGCGTCTAGCATCAATTTCTCCTTAGATCTTGAGATCTTTGATGAGTTTTACGACTTCACTCTTCAAATATCTCTGTACTTTGTTGTCCTGGCCAGCGTCGCGAGCTATTTCTAGTACACGATGTCCATATTTCATATTCATCAAGCCTTCGTAAATGGCTTTGGGGTATGCATTTGGGGCACTGGGCTGGGCAACCACATCCACAGTGACTATTTCAAAGTCACTGACATGTCCGTTTGCTTCGTTAACGTTACCGCTACCTCGGCTTGAAACGCCTAATTTTACACCACTTTCCAGCATGGTTTTAACCAGCTGACCCATTGGGGTAGGCAATATTTTAAGTTTTCCAAATCCATTGGGACCATCCATCCACATTTCTGTGATCATATGGCTTACTCGATCTAGATTAACTTTTAAATCATCGGGGTGATCAACTTCACCAAGAACTGAGTGTCCTGTGTTAAGTTGTTCGTTTAAAGTTTTAACTGCTCTCTCAATTTCATCAACAGGGTATATACGCTCGTTGGCATTACGCACGCCGCCTTGTATGCATATACCTTTCATGTAAAGATCCTTGCCGTCGGTGCCTTCCACAATCATGCGGGCAGCATCAAAGGTCAAGTTTTCTTTTAAGTAAAGAGCCATTTACCTAGCACTCTTATTGAATAACAGCTTTGTTATTAACACCGGCAGCCTGGCCCAATTGTGGCTTAGTAGCTGGTGTAGGTTTCTGTGTGCTTTGTGCAGGTGTGTTACCAACTTTACCAATCAACTCTTTAGTAGAGTTTTTGTAAGCTGGACTGTCATGCTTGCCACCTTCGTTGGCACCGGTGTGTACTGGTCGAGCCATTGCGCCACGTGCACCACTGTTAGCGGCTACTGGGCTTTTCTTTTGGCTGGCTTCTTCTGTGTTGTTTGGCTTGGCAACAGCTTTTAAACTAACGTTTTCGTTGAACATGCCTTCAGTTTCAAACTCAGTGTCGTCAATTTCTTCTTCGCCACTCATGCCATCGCCCATGTCATCAGCAGACATGTCTGCAATTTCTTCGCCGTCCATGTGGCCTTCGCCAGCTTCGTCGCCCATAAGAGCTTCAAATTCTGCCATTAGTTCGTCTAGTTTATCTTCAAGATCAACTACACGATCTTCTAATCCTTCTTCGCCACCTTCCTCGGTGTCAACATCTCCCATGTCAGACTCTTCGCCTTCCATGCTCATGCCTTCTTCTTCAACTTCAACATCATCAATAAGATCGTCAGCTTGGTCGCCACCAAGAGTTTCGTCAAGGTCTTGGTCCATAGCTTCGTCTAATTCTTCTTCAGACTCGTCAAGGTCTTCGTCTTTGGCTTCGCCAAGTTCTTCTTCATCCATCATGTTTTCATAGATGGTGCGGCTTTTTTCTACTACAATTTCATGAAAAAGTTCGCGGGCTTTTTCTGCGTCATCATTGATGACGTATTCAACTAGTTGTTCAAATTTATTCATATAGCTTCTCCAAGTGTAAGTGGCTCGTTAACTATTTACACATAATGAATAAAACCCACTGATTACTGGTGGGTTTTATTAAATTTTTATTAAAAAGTTAAAAATGTTAAGCAACTGGTTGAGCTGGAGGGGCATATTGTTGTTTTACTCGTTTTAATCGTTCTTTAAATTCAAAAGATCTTACATCGTTGAGTCGGCGCAGTTTGTTGATCTGCCTAAGAGTAAGTTTGGTTTTTCTTAAGTCGCCAAGTTTGGGCTGGCTGTTATCTTGAGAAACATCCTGATATTCTTCTTTTTCTCGATGATATAGTTCTAGTAAAATCATAGTGTTATTTATGCAGTTCCGGTAGGCCCAGCGCCTGCCGCAGGCTGCTGTCCAGATGCGGGTGCAGCCATGGTTTGATCAGCGCCAGGTTCGCCAAGATTTGCAAATTCATCACCAGTAGTAATATCACTTTCCAAATCAGCAGGCGTGACTCCCACACTACGTAAATCTTCGCCAGTGGATGGCGGTAATTCAGGTTCTGCACGTTCTTCGTGCCACATTTCTTCGTTCTCCTGAATTTCTTCTTCTGTTAATCCTAGATATCGTTTTAACAAAAATCTTTTGCTCAGATAGTTGATGGGTTCTAATGCTTGAAAAGTGGTGACACGGGTAGTATCGAGCTCAGCTTCGCGATAGCTGGCAAAATTCTGCGGTGGGTTGAACGCTACATTGAACAATCCTGAGTCAATGTTAAACCCGCGCCAACGCATGAACATTTTAAATTCA